CGAAGACGACGCGGAAGATGAAGATGACGAAGAGACAGTAGAAGAGCCCACAGGGTGCCAATGTGCCCACTGTGACAATGAACTTGAAATGGTGGAAGAGGTATTTCTTCTAAGAATAGTACAACCCTTTGTAGACGGTGGCCATGTACTACACAAAGATGTGCTCAAACATAATGGAGACTTCAAGTACACGCCATCCTTCTATTGCTTCGATTGCTGGGAAGAAATCATAGAAGAGCAACGTGAAGCTCAAGAAGACGCACCACCAATCCCAGATGCTGCTGGCATCATTTTATGTGACATCTGTGAAAGCGATGTACTTCCAGGAGAGCTGGTAGGACTTGCACAATTTGGAGAAATACACTGGTCAGACCGTGCGCCAAATGGGCGACATAGTCCGGTCTTTGTCGATATGGGAGACGACAAGCACATCTGCCTAGGTTGTCTGCACCTAATGGAAGGGGAACGCACTGAGCCGTTATGGCCAAATGGCATTGAACCCATTCCCGATTTTGAAGTTTGCGAAGAAGGTCTGTTCGCACGTTGCTGGCGCTATGGCAACTGCACATGTCATAACCCACAAGGAACTACATAATGTCGAGAGCTAGAACTGCTACAACAAACGCTACAACTGCCGCTGGACTCAATGCTGCACCGCTAACCAGCAGTGAGGTCACTGAAGTTATTGAAGTGGCTGTATCCACGCCAATGGACGGCTACCCAGGAAAAGCTGAGTGCAAATGGGGGTTGCCTTTACTCATTGAGGGACTTCCAGGAACCGCCAAAACCGCACGCATCAAACAGGTGGCTGCCTCAATGAGCAGCAAACTGGAAATTGTATTCGCTGCACCACACGCACCAGAAGATTTCTCAGGTGTGCTCATTCCCGATGGCAAAGGCGATGCTAACCAAGTAGCCATGCTGGCACAGATACGTCGCATGATGAAATCTGAACGTGGAATCATGTTCTTCGATGAACTCAATGGCGCACCACCAGCAACTCAAGGTGCCTTGATGAGCCTGCTACATGAAAGACATTCAGGCGATGTGGACTTACCTCCGAAATGGAGAATGCTCGCTGCTCAAAACCCAGAAGAGATTGCGACAGGAGGCAACCGACTGTCTCCACCTCTTGCTAACCGCTTCATCCACATTACAGACCCAGGTCCGGATGCACGTGAGTGGATTACTTGGCTCATGGGTTCCTCGCAATCAAAAGTGCAAATGTCACTTGAAAAAATTGAAGAAGTCATCACCAGTGACTGGCCAAACCAATACCCAATCACCCAAGGGCTCTTCGCCGGATTCATTGATAAGCTACCAAGTAATTTGCACATGATGCCGTCTCTTAGTGACCCTAACAGCGGTAAAGCATGGGCTTCACATCGCACCTGGGACTTTGCCACACGTGCTTGGACAGCCGCCTGCATACTCGAAAAAAGCGATTCAATTCGAGATGCAGTTCTTCAAGCCTGCGTCGGAGAAGCAGCAACCGAGATGTTCCTCGTCTATCAAAAAGAGGCCAACATACCAAAGCCCATGGATGTCATCACTGGTAAATGGAAGCTCGACAAAAATCGACTCGATATAGTCCTGGCGGCTTACACCGGTGCAGTTGCCTATGTAAAGCAACGCCCCACGCGCCCCGAGAAAGTAAAACTGGCTCCAATGATTTGGGCTTCAATCTTCAAACTCTTCGAAGCAGGGCTTTCTGATATTGTAGTTCCTGCAGCAGAGGGACTCGTCCAAGAACGGCTAGGAAATAACTCTGGAGATGAAACCATCCGTGCCTCAGCCAACCAAGTGCTAGTAGCTCTAGCAAATGGCGGACTTGCCAAACATTTAGAGGCTCGCACATGACTGCATTGCCACGGCGAGGTTGGGTTCATCACAAGGCAACCAACCTCGCACTCGCTCGCGCTTACGTTCGACAATATGCGGGTTATCTCACTGCTACACTTTACGGAATGATTCCAACTCCTATAGAAGGATTGTTGGAACGAGCCGGCGGCCCCTTAGCAGTTACCGAACGACTGGTTCTCTACTATGAACCTGCATGGGTTGAGTCCATATCAGTATCAATACTGGCAACAGGACTTGCCCATGAATGTTTTCATGACCAACTACATCACGTAAAACGTGGAAAAGCCTACCCAGACCCTAAGCGCTTCAATCGTGCAGCAGACCTCTATATCAATGGCACCATGGTACAGCAGACCAAACAGGTGCGCGTAGTTGACCCGAACAATCGCAATCTGCATACAACAACAACAGAACCCATGTGGGAATTTCCCACGTGGGCACTCATGCCAGAGCAGTTCGGGTTCAAAAACGGACTCACTGCCGATGAGTATTATGCGTTGCTCGAAGTTTACGACAAGCAACAGCAAAAGCAGGCAGGCAAGACAGGTACTGGAAGCCCCGGAGAAGATACTGACCAAGAACCCAACGGTTCAAAAATCATGGGTGGTTGCTGCGGTGGCATTGCTGGCAATGCAGCAAGCCATGAGTTAGAAAACACCAAGAACCAAGAGGTAGGGCGCTCAGAAGCCGACTGTCGTAGCATTGCCCGTGAAACAGCGCGCGCCATCAAGAAGCATGTAGAAGCACAGCAAGGGCGTGGCTCCGCCGCCGGTAATTGGTCAGAACTCATTGAAATTAGTGAAACGGTATTTGCTGTCCCATGGAGGACAAAGCTTGCCAATACACTTCGAAGTTATATTGGCAATGTGCGCTCAGGCGGTGTGGACTACAGCATGCGCCGAATATCGAAGCGGTCATATCTACGAGGAGTCACATTGCCAGGGCTCATAGCCTATGACCCGCTGCTCATGTTCATCGTGGATAGCTCTGCATCCATGGGAACCAAAGAGCTCGCTGACGCACTACGCGTTGCTTCCGATGTCCTACAACAGACAGGTATTCGAAAAGCTTGGTTCATGGAGGCTGACGTTCGACAGCAGCGAGACCCTATTCTCATTGAATCTCGAGCACTGAACTCAATTGAAATTCTTGGACGTGGCGGCACAGACTTCAGACCTGCTATTGCCTATGCAGAAAAATTCAGGCCGCGGCCACACATCGTGATGTACCTTACCGATGGTGATGGAGCTGCACCTACGCAAGCACCAGACAACATGAAATTCATCTGGTGCATTGTACCGACTGCTGGAGACAAACACCCAGCTGATTGGGGTGAGACAATCATCCTACGTGACGCAGTAATCGCTGCGTGAAAATACCCACAAAAAGCAGGTATAAGAAAGATAGAGAGGAAGTAACCACTTTCGGTTATTCCAAAGGAGAACACCATGACACGTACTTGGGGCATTGTAATTTATTCAGCAGGCGGCTTGGTCACGAGCGCAATCATTGCAGCAACTGGTTTCGTTGCTGGTCGAAGAAGCGCGATACGTGCAATTGCACTGAATACGCATGTAATTCAAACCACCGATATGGTGCTGAACGGCAAGAAAGTCTTGAAGAGCGCAAAGCTAATCAAGCGTGATGAAGCTGCAATACCTGCAGACGCCTAAGTCACAAACAAGGGAAAGGCCGCACGCTCGAGCGTGGCCTTTTCTTTAGCCCCTTATTAGACTAAAGCAGCGTACCGTGTATACTACGATTATGCCAAAAGGACAGTACCCTAGAAAGTCACTTGAACAACGCTTTTGGGGAAGCATAGATAAGAAAGGACCAGTCCACCCGGTACTAAAAACTAGATGTTGGATTTGGTTGAGACCACCTACATCAGACGGCTATGGTCAACTAAAAACCACCGATGGAAAAATGCTACGAGCGCATAGACTAAGTTACAGCATGCACATTGGGCCGATACCAAGCAGTTTTGAAGTATGCCATGCGTGTGATAATCGCCTTTGCGTAAATCCCAAACACCTGATGGTCGGTACACGCCAGTTCAATGAGGCAGACAAAGTAGCAAAAAACAGACAGGCAAAGGGTGAGCACAATGGTAAGACAAAGCTAACGCAAGACGCCGTAATACGCATGAGATACCTTCGCGCAAAAGGCCTCACTTATGATGAACTTGCTGAGCATTTTGCCGTGGAAAGAACAACTGTAGCCCAAGTAGTTCGCAGGAAGACTTGGAGGCATGTAGCCTAAACTATACCGGCTGCTCTTCTGGGAGGTTTCTGCGTCGGAAGCGGCCGTGTATCCACTTGGGCGGCTGCCTGCCCATTGGCTCCAAGCATGTTCTGACCACCACCACCACCACCCTGCTGCTGTAGTTGTGGTGCTGCATTCGGATTGGTTGCCAAGTACTGCAGTACTAGGTCTGCAAGCTCAGGAGACTGTGCTCGAAGCTTCTTGATAGTGAGCATCTGCGTCGCTGGGTCCTGAGCAGCCAGTTGTGCCGCAATGGTCTGCGCCATGGTGATGATGTTGGTTGCACCCAGCATCGCACCGTTGGCACCCGGGTTACTTGTACCCATGCCCATGTTCTGACCAGCATTGAGTGGGCTCTGTGTGGCAGCCATTGGGTCATTTGCAGCTTGCTGCCCACCAGTTCCTGGCTGATTTGGCATAACCTCAGCACCACCCTGACCACCAGGAGGAGCTGCACCAGTCTCAGGGCCACCGGGTTCACCAGGAGCTGCAGGAGCTTGCATGGCCGCTTGCATTTCCTGCTGCGCCTTGGCTTGTTGCTTCATCATGATGACTTGCTGCTTGCCTTGCAGCTCTGCCATTGCCAACTGCTGCTTCTCAGTAGCTGCCATGCGCGCTGAGGTCTCGCGCTCCATGATTTGGTCCTCTTTCTCCTGACTCAAGTCGGAATCAGCCAGCAGCGTAGTATCGCTAACCTTGTTCGCCTGATTGAGCTGGAACAAGAAAGCCTTACGCTGAATGTCGTCAGCCATCTTGAACGGCTTGAACCGAATCTTGGCCATTGGCCAGTCCATGTAATCGGCAACTTGCCGCATCACCCAATTGGCCATGCGCTGATGCCTCGCCAAGTAAATGATGAACTGGTTCTCAAGCATGCGCATTGAGATGTTTGTACCAGCGTAGCTGAGGCCACCCTTGATGAACTCAAGTGGCACCTGCATACCGTTGATGAGTTGTTCACTCAACGTCTGCATCTCTTGAACCATCAAGAGTGCACGGCCATCCCCGCCGATGGTTTGATTACCAATGGGCAATGGCAAGATGGGTATGTAGTTCTGGTCCATGCGCCAACGAGCAATCTCGGTTGCTACATGGTCACGCCAGTCAACGAGATTGATTGTGGTGTACGGGTCCGATGTGCCACTCCCTGCCTGGGGGAATAAGACCCGAAGCGGAACAATATGCTCAAGAAGAATCGCCTCTTGCGCCTTCTTCATAATTTGCAGATAGAAAGTATCTTTGAGACAGGCTAATAGGAGCGGGATACCCCAACCACGGTCTTGGTCTGCAAGTGTAGGGCGGCGCAGATGAAAAAACATGTCTTGGTTGAAGATGACTCCTTTCTGTTGTCTCAGAGCCTGTATGAAGACTTCAGGGACTTTCTCCACCGCGTCCTTTTTACCGATGATGACATCGTTACGGACTGTCGGGGGTATATTGTAAAAGTATGTGTATTCGCCAGTGAGGTCGGAGTAACTAATCTCCACGTCCTCCGGACTCCAACGCATGACTCGAACACCACTCTCGTTCTTGAAGTAAATGTCCTTGGCCTTAGCGGTACCCAAATGACCGCAGCGCGGACAGCTGAGGCGATACTCAAAGTTTGTGAAAACCCAATGTGGGCGAATGCGTTTAGCCTCCGCTTGGTGACCGCACCCCGAACACGTCAAGTACTTCTTGAAGGGGAAACTCAAACTCGAAAGACAATTACCGTACGTGTTGTAATCGAGACCACACTCAATTTGATACGCGCGATAGTTCAAATGGTCTTCGAAGTACTCTTTCCACTTATTAGCCACCTTCGTTTCGGGGTGGTCAATCATCATCTCAGTAATCGGGTACTCAGCAAGCTTGAAGACCGTGGCATTGATTATTGGGTTAGTAAGAAAGTAGTACCGGCACCAACGAAACATCGACTTGACGGTGGTCGGCAAATAGGTGTGGGCAATATCGAAGAACGGACTCGGGTAATTGACACCTTGATTGAACCCATTGTTGATTCGACCTCGAGTTGCCGCGAAGCGCAATCCACCGCCCGCGCCCACACCACCCATACTCATTGCGCCAGGGATACTCATGAGTTACTCCAGGCCTCCGGCGCCCCCGGTATATCCGGTGCCGAAAACTCGTTCGGTTGCAACTTGACCAGTGTCCCCGGGCTCGCTAGCAGGCGGGCGTGAGGGCTCGTGGGGAACTTGTG